TTCATATTTGCCATTGTCCAAGTCTGAACTAGTAAGGTGTTCAGTAAATAACAATGTAAAACAAATAGAAAACGAGTCCTTACCACAACAGCAAACTCCCTGCTGTATAAATAAAGGAGGTATTCTTCAAAGTGTCAGTAATGAACTTTGTAGAGAGAGGAAGACCCTCCCAGAGATGATTGAATCTGGTATTCGGGAGAGAAACGAAATTAATAGTAGTTTGATCCAAGCGAATAAAATCAACAATCACTCTTTAACACAGAGTTTAATTTTAAGTTTATTTTCTTTCGATGGAAATCGAAAACCTCAAACCATACAACATCATGTATCGCGTAAGTGGTTAAAACATCAGAGGAAATATTGTAGTAGTGCTAACTTTGCTTATGACATCACAGGTAGAGTTATTGAAAACGTAAAATTCAGCACTATGATTAAATTTGAACAAGATTCATTTGCTTCACAAGTGAGTCTGGGGCCTTCTGCCCCTCAAGTACGCGAAAAGAATTTTACGTCATGGATAAATTTATTTTGGAGAAAAGATGGCGAATCTTATTATCCATCCGAGTCAATCGGAGTCCGTAAATTTGTTCATGTTCCAATTTCAGTGGAACGATATATTCGTCAATTTGTAATGGACAGAGAAAAGTGGACTATATTGACAACCAGGAAATGAATAACTGATTTGATTTGGAAAATGATATATTAGAATTTAAGTTTTGGTTCACGTACCTAGATGAAGCATTGAATTGAAATATTTATCTGTTAGCATCAAAAACAAAGGTATGGGCTTGTACCCCATATTGGAGGGCCGGATAAAAGGAGATAGCGATATCTCTGGCCGAAAGCACGGGACTTTTTGTTAACACATAGGTAAATAGAGTAGAGTACACATGAATACCCTGTGGGCAAGTGAACGAGAACCCTAACCTCGTTAAAAGTTGGTGTCGGAAAACGACATTAAAAAGCAGTTTGTTTCCTATTTTTGCGTCTAAAGTAAAAGTAGGTGCGTTGTGGGTAGCGACGATTCGTAACCCTCACTTTATCAAACCTCTTCAATCATGGCTACAACTAAAGAAAATAATTCAAACGATTTGATGGGTAACGCCCATCTACAACAAATGATTGAACAAATGAATGGCAAATTAGAGATCGCAGTGGACAAAATCTGCGAATTAACAGTGACCGTTGAGGAGCAACGGAAGTGGATAACACAGACTAACGATGTGTTAAAATATGATATCGGATCATTAACATTTTTTAATGATAAGCTGATGTCGGATCTGCGAAGAATTGAGTCAGATCAAATTGATGACGCTAACCGTTTAACGCGTCTAGAGAGGAAACTTGAGACCTTGCTTTTTAAAGTTAGGAATCAGTTGGTGAGAATCGCCGGTGATATTGATGTTAAACCTTTAACATTAGAAGAAAAGATCCAAGAAAACACCGCCGATATTCTCCAGCATTTGGAGAAACAAAAGAAGAAGACGGAGAAAAGGCGAGCGCTAAGACAACGAAAGCGTGACGCTAAGAAAGTCGCTACATCTGAAGAACAAGTAGCAAAACCTGTACTTCCACCGAAGAAACCCGCAAGGGATATTCCAAGACAGTTGGTAACAACTGGAGGTATAGATGAAGTAGATCACGTTGCACAACATGGAGATAGCAACGAGCAGATTCCTATTCAGTTTACTGATGATGGAATTAGAAAGAAGACGGTAGTGACGCCCGACTTACCCGTTAAAGAACAATTAAAGCGAGTAAGAAATAACTTCTCACTGACCCCTAAGATGAAGACATTGGTCGTGAACGAAGGAAAGAGAGACGTATCAACTGGTAAAGTTGATGAACGCTCTTATTCAAAGGCGTTAAAGACACCTAGTCGTCGAGCAAAAAATCAAGTGCTCGATAAAGCCGATCGACCACAAGGGTTTCCCCCTACCAGATGGTATCAAATTTGTGAAGAATTCCCTCGAACAGAGGAGTTCTTTATGGAGAAACGGTATAAGAGAGTGAGAGTCATTGGAAAGTCAGCTTTCTATTGGCGCCTCTCAGATTATTCATATTTGTGGAATCAAGAGATGAAACGAATTGGTAGTAACACCGTTAATCCGTGGCTTTGTCAGGGCAAAGAAATTTGCAAACGTCTCAAAGTTGCTGATATTGATACCTTAACCGGTATAATCGATACATGGAGGGATGGTGTAGAAACATACCCTTGCTTGAAGTCAGGTTTTAATCCTGCGTGGTGGAAAACTCAGTAAATGTTAGTACACCACAAAGAGAAACTTCTAGCGCTAGTAGGTTTTCTACTAAGCACAGTAATTGTATGCTGGATCACCCCAGAGATGACGCGAACATTGTTCGCGATATTAAGTGTGTCGATTATAGTGGCGTCATGTTATTATACGATTATTACGGGATTTAAAAAATTCAGTAAAACCGTTATTACTGACGTATCCACCCACATTGACAATAACGTTCAGAACGTTATACAAAGAGTTGACGACCGCACAAACGCAGCGATAGATAGACTGGGTAGTACAGTTAGCAATAGAGTAGACGAAGTTAAGGAGAAACTACTAGGAGTTAGTAGTGACGTACTTAGCATTGAAATGCTATTGCATAATTGGAAGACCCATGTAGTCGGCCTTGGTTTATGTGCAGAATCGTGTGCTAAGGCGGAGGATGTGACCACAGCAGCTAAAGAAGTAGTGAAAATAGCTAGTATGCTTGGTATTGAATCCGCTATAGTGCGAGGAATTATGGGTGCATTGATATCAACTGGAAATGTGCCTAACCCACAAGTCAGTGAACAGCTAAGACAACATGGCTTTGAAGATTTTGAAAAATATATCCCGATGGTTGGCACCGTTGCCGCTATTGGAGGATTAGAATTTGGAGAAATTAACATTGGAAATGTTATGGCTAAATCAGCTAATAACTTAAAAGCCATGGAAATTTTGACGAAGCATTTGAGAACAGTGCTAGAAGCAGCAGGCTTTGTCAAACCACCGAACTGGAATTTAATATCCGAAATTAACAACCAAGTCACAGAACTGAAGAAGGACATGATGTGGATTGTTGAGACTTTGCATCTTAATGGTGCAGATTTCTGTAAACCAGCAAGCGAACGTCGTGTTATGGACTATTCGGATAGAGTAAATGCGTTGAGTGAACGTATACGAGCGATAAAGATCCCTGAAATTAGAAATAATCAAATCATTACTGAAGCAAATAATATCGTTATGAAGAGTATGGATTATTTGGTTCAAATAAAAGTGATTAAGTCTACTTTCGGAGCGAGAGTTGAGCCCGTAGGAGTTTGTATCTTTGGTGAGAGTCAAATTGGCAAAACCCAGATGGTTCATGATATTTGCGAACGTGTGAAGGAAAAACTTTCGAGTTTTCCCGAACTGTTTGGCGAGTCAAGACATTGGACTAGATGGGATGCTAACCAAAGAGATGGATTTGATACTGGATATTGTGGGCAAGAAATTGTTTACATGGACGACGCATTCCAGGACAAGAAGTGTGAAGACCACGCAATGTGGTTCACATATATATCGTCATCGGCAGTAGGTACTGTGCAGGCTGAAGTCAATCAAAAAGGGCTTCCGTTTAGAGCATTGTTGTGCATCACATCGGCTAATCAATTGCCAACGCAATCGATTACTGTAAATGATGTTGGAGCACTTCAAAATCGCTTTAAAATAACTGTACATGCTGAAAAGACAAGAGAGCTCGAAGTAGATCCGCAGACCGGTCGAACGGTTTGGGATAGTAATTTTGGTCACCTAAAATTACGTATTGCCCCAATGAAAGAATGGGCGAGAGAGCTTCAACAACCGAATTTGGAGGAAGTAACGTTGAGTAACGTTATAGACAGAATTGCTAGTGATATGGTAGCCAATATGCTTTTCTTTAACCAGAGAATGCAGTCATTGAACACCAGACAAGTAGTACGTTCTACACCTGAGCCAGTCCAACAACATGCGGACGAGCCCCTTCCAGAGCATTCAGAAGAAGAAATTCAACGAATTGCAGACGACTTGCGTCTTATTGCTGAGACAACAGAGATGGAAGAGAGACAAGCGAGAGAAGCAATGGAAAGAGGACAACCACCATCTGGACCAACGCAACCAGCCCAAGACGGCTCACTAACATTGATGCAAATGTTAATGCGAGATCGAGCCGGACAGATACGAGATTTAGGCTTTGAAGTTGATGATAATCTCACGAGATTGAGAATGCCTAATCCTAGATACTATGGGACTGAGAACACGCAGATGGATGCTGAGCTCGTCATGACAAATATAGCACAAAACATTCGGAGTGCTATAATGAGAAGAAATCCTAATACGATTAACCACGTGACTAGATGGACAAGATACCTCTATCAAGAGGTTGAGGATGAAGAGAATCCTGGAAATACGATTCGTGTGAACTTTGACCCTAACAGGTTCAGTGGAGAACATGGATTGTACGACTTTTTGTCTACATTGGGAATGTGGAAGATACAAGCGGGACATTTCTATAATTTTTATAATGCTTATGTGCGACAAGGAATTTTGTTAGTAGAAAGTGATATGGAGGACAGATATTTCTGGGGCCCAACTTTTGAAGGTGGCACCTGTTTTTATTTGGATTCTGATGATCTTAGAAGACAAATTCTTAATCGCTTAGGCAATTATAGAATTATGGATAATTTGAATGACGTTTTGACCGACTTCCTTTCATGGCGATACAACGGTCTTATTGGAGTTGACATAATAGTCCTCGATAGGATTCGAATAGAAGCGAGAGAAATGTTCAGTCAAATACCGTTTGAGTATTATGGATGGCTTATTAATGGCTACGTAATAACAGCTTCGTATGTTAATACAGCTAGAGCTAATACATCGGCATTTACAAGTAAAGTATACGACAAAATCAAGGAATATGTTCAAAAAGGATTTGCATACTTCGAGTCTATTAAGCAGAGGCTAATGGACGGAGCAGTGCAGATTCTCACAACGATTCTGGAATTTTTCGGCGTAGATGTGGAACCTTTATGGGCCCAAATCAGCAACTTGTATAATGAGTATTGTACAGAACGTGTCATGATACGTATTGTAGCAGGCATTTTGCTTTTCGCGGTGGCAAAAGTGGTTCAGATCTGTTATTTCAAAAAGACAGATAAGATCAAACAACGAGGAAACCACTATAACCCTAACGAGAAACGAGTGAAAACCGACCGACGACAGCTACGAATGAAAGGATTTAGAGAACGATCCTTTGATGAATGTGAATCTGATTGTGAAGACGAGGATAAAGAATTTGAAGTAGATTCTAAACTATATTTCAAATTAGGACCAAGAAAGACAGCTGGTTCATTCTACGATTCGAATTGGATAGAGACTCTGTGCACAGATCAAGATAGCTCAGAGAGAGCAATGACGTATGAGATCACAGTTGGAAAGAATACACATATTGTTGTGTCTGCTGAAGAAACTGATGATTTTAAGGTTGAGAAGAACAAATTTGTGTCCGCTACTCGAAAGAAGCACGACTGGAATGCCTACGCGGCAGAGCTCATTTTTGAGACAGTTGGAACAATAGACGAGAATGTGGATCAATTTGAAAAATGGATCAACCAATATAAGTCATTAAACGTGGCAGACTGGCAAGGAGAAGTTGCCATAAAGAAGAGAAAAGACATATACTGCATTAGGTATAATTTGTTAGCCCTAAACTCAATCATTCAAGGGAAAATACAAGGATACACTAAGAAGGTATTGTCTAACCTGAAAACAATTGGCGAACGAACATCGGGAATTAAAGAATCAAAGAATATTGATGTTAAAACGTTATTCGATGACAACATTGAACAACATGGAGTTGAAAATTCAGTAACTGTTTTAGAATCAATAAAAAATAATCATTTGGTTTTTATTTCACGCGTTAAATACGGACAATTCGACGATCTTAATAACTTTGGGTATAGTACACATGGTTTAGGTCATAAAGATCTAATCATTTTCAATGCCCACAGTATGAGAGAACGAGAAATTATCCGTTTTTGGCGAATCGAACGACCAAAGACCGGAGATCGTTACAGTTTGGCTGTAATTATCGCATGCGACTACACAAGAGACGTCGCGATGGCCCGAATCTTGTCAAAGAACGATGCAAGAGAGCTGTTGATACGTGAAGGACAAATTGAAAATTTTGTTCACGCAAGTAGCATGACCGATCGATTCAGGGATATCACCGGACATCTGTGTGATAAAGAGTTATGGCAACAACTTGTCGATAATCAAACGGGCGTTTGTTATCTTCCTAAAACGAAAATAACAGCGATCGGAAGGATGAAAGTAAATCCAAGAAAGACATACACTATTGTTAATTCAAATTCTACTGAAGAACGAGAATATATACATATTGTAGGTCTGGAACTCAACTTGGAGTTACCTCAACCTGGAGATTGCGGCGGCCCGATTGTAACAGGCAAGAATCGTTATATGTGTAAACTCGTGGGTTTCCACTCTGGAGGCTCAGAAAAGTTTTGGACTGCGTCATTTTTGACGAAAGAAGATCTTGATTGCATAACACAACACGGATATAACGACCCCTGGCAAGAATTGATAGTGCCAGGTTTACCAGTTGATTTACCAACTGGACCGAACGTGACATTCCTGGGCGCATATAATGAGTCCACGAAACCGGCAGGAGAAATGAGGTTAGATCATTGGCACTGCTCACCTTTTAGCGATCAGTTTGAAGAACAATTACAACCTGGTCCTTTGAGTGCGTACGATGAAAGAATCGAAGTTGACTTACCAGTTAATCTTGTTGGTAAAAAGTCATTGCTATTGACACCTAACAGTGTTATGTGTAGTGATTTGCCACCAATGGATCAGACAGTATTAAACGCGATACTACCTCAAATGATAGATGAGATGACCATGAAAATTGGTTATATTCATAAAACACCGGAAGCGACACCTAGTATTTTACATCTTGCTTTAAATGGCCACCCTGAAAATCAATACTGTAAGAACCTTGAGCTCAATAAATCATGTGGTGTACCTTGGAATCTAATTCCAGGTTGCACAAAGAAGAGTGATTTCTTGACATTGAAAGAAAATCAAGTAGTATTCAGAGATGATGGTAATGGTGACCGTTTGAAGCGACGTGTAAAAACAAAATTGGATTTGGCGAAGGGAGGTGAGAGAGTCATTTCATTCTCCAATTCAAAATTGAAAGACGCGGTAATTAAATTATCTGCAGTTAAGGCAGGAAAAACGCGAGTTTTCCATTGTATACCAGTCGATAAAATCATATTCGACTCGGCGTTATTTGGGAACTTTAAAGAAGCCTACCTTAAAGCATTTATTGGATTAAACCATGCAGTTGGAGTAAATCCTAATTCGAAAGCTTGGGAGGCCATTTATAATCATATAAATGCCCACCCTAATGTTTTCGATATGGATTTTTCCAATTATGATAAACATCTGCATGGTGAACTCATGAGTATGGTTTTTACCATTATTCGTGAGGTTATTCAACGAAAAGCCCCAGACGGCTGGGACTTAGCGCGTCAAGTTTGTGCGAGTGAATCTATTAACACCTATGTGATTGACTATAGCACAATCTACCGAACAACACGCGGAAACAAAAGCGGAGAATATCTAACTACAGTTGTTAACTGCATTGCAAATGACATTTTGTCATTCTACACCTGGATCAAGACTACGGGAAACTATAGTTTGTCTGATTTCAGGGACAATGTATCGTTAGTGACTTTTGGCGACGACAAGTTAGAATCAGTCTCCGATGAGTATGCTGAGAAGTATAACTACTTTACGGCGAAAGTTGTGATGGAGTCTATTGGACACATAATAACTCCAGGAGCTAAGGATGGCATAGAGCGGAAGTTTTGTGACATTTTATCGGCGCAGTTTTTGAAGCGCGGGTTTGCAGAATGGGAAGGGATGGTAGTCGCTCCTTTATTGAAGCGCTCAATTGAATCCCCCTTTGTGTGGACCACGATAGAATTATCAGAATTTTCGATCTGGCTAGAGTTAGTTCGATCACAGCTGCTAGAAGCAGTAGTATACGGAAAAGAGTATTACAATGAATTCCGTGAAAAATTAATGAAGTGTCAAAGTAGTGAGCTAGTGAGCCATTTAGCGTCGTTGTTAAGTACAACTTACGATGACATGGTGGCGAAATATCGCTCAGCCTATTACGGAGATGAGTAGAACGGAAATCGGAGAGTTAATTTTCAGCAGAAATTCGACGCTCTTTGAGACGTTGGATACCTTGGACGTTATTGACATCAACGCTAAGGTCGAACGACTAGACGCTGATCTTAACTCATACGGCGAACAACTCCGACAACTCGCCATAATAGTAGACCAAAACCAGGCATACAATAATGCCCGTTTTGTTGACATAAACACTGATTTGAATGAATTTCGAAG